CAAGCCAGCACCCTTGTCAGCAGGAAGTTTTTCCCCACGGCCGATCGCAAGACTGACGTTCTTTCCCATACTCACCAGCAGGAGCCGCCTCGAGCTTTCTTCACTTCGGGGAGTTTCGCATAGGACCGACCCTTCACGTTGCCACTTGTGTACTCAGCCGCCTTCTTGGAAGACATGCCCACACGCTTGGCAACCTCGGGACTTGTTTCAATCGCCTTCATGAGGCGGAACTGAGCTTTTGACTTTGCTGGCATCACGACACCTGAATCATTGACGCAATGATCGACGGAATGGCGGGGATAACAGGACTGACGTTCGCCGGCAAATGCTCAATCGTCACGTTTGTCGATGTCGGCACCCAGTAAATCTCAACATAGTCTGCACTGTTCAGTGACAACAAGAACGTCAAAGCCGCCACGTTGTAGCCAAAGATGCCGGCTGACTTTCTAGCAGGGATGGTGTACTGCGTTGCAGAGTTCGCCAGATCACTTCCGTTAATTTTTAACCAAACCGTTGCATCGTGTTGAGCGTTATCAACGTTCTTAAACTGAATGCTGAACTGCAAGTTATAGACGCCCGTATCAGGTACCGTAATCTCAGTGTTGTTTACCAACGTGATGCCATCAGCAACATCAATCGTGTTGAACGTCACAACCGTCCCGGCGCTGATGTTCCCAGTCTGGTCAGTTGAGTCGCTCCATGCGCCATAGCTACGGCTATACGCCAGGATGTCAGCAACAGTCGTCTTTTTATTGTCCCCGCTTTGTACGATTGGAACGAGTTCAGCACCAGTCAGCGGCAGAGCTGCCGCGGTCATCGCTGAGATTTTGGTGTCTGCCATCACTCACTCCAATTCGATCTTGTCGTCATTCTCTTGGACGACATACCCAGACGTCTCCATAAGAATGTAGTACGGACCAGCAGCCACCGGCCCGTTAACAATTACCGACTCGCCGCCAACGTCATCCCCAAATCCACTGTAGGCATCCGCAACTACACCTTGCGCTTGCCCCGGATAGGTATTGGCAAAGTCAGCAACCTTAGAGAAGCCGACTCCGCCAGACATCACGCAACTCCAGCCTGCAGCAACTTCAGCGTTGCAGTTCCGTCACCAGAGTTCATGGTCAGACGGATTGCCGTGACCGGGAACGCATAGTTGCCATCAGCATTAGCGATTTGCGCGGCAACCGTGGGATGGTTGAACCAGTTGGCAATCGTGCCAAACGGGTCGTCAAAAGTGTGCTGGACGGTGAAGTCAACAGTGCCCGTCTTGACAACACCAAAACCCACATTGAAGGGGTTCTTGTTGGTGTCCATCACGATGGGGGCAGTAGAACCAACGCCAGTCTGTGAAACAGTTTGCAACTTCATGGTAGCCTCAAAGGAGAAGCGGGGGCCAAAGCCCCCACTCAGTTCAGCAGGTTACCGCCCCGCCGCGCTTCTTTTGCGGCGGAGACACAGTCACCGACTCTTTAGTCTCTGTGACTGCTCCAGGCGCAGGCTTGCCAGAGAACAGCTTTTTCAGCTTGCGAGGCACGAACATGAGGGCGTCTTCCACCATCTTCTTCGTAGCCTTGTTCTCTTCACCTTGGGACTTCTCCCAGGCCTCGTAGCCCTCACGGTTGGACTTCATCTGAGCATCCTCAGAGTCCGCATAACCACCGCCTGCCATCTTCTTGCCGTACTTGCTGTAAACCTCGTTGGAGTACGCCTTGGCTTGTTTCATGGCCGTAGCGTTCTCTTTCTTGAAGTTGCTCTGCAAGCGGCCTTCAGCAGGAGTTACCCTCCCGCCTTTCTTGAAGGTGCCAGACAGTTGGTTGATGCTTACCGGGGTTGAAGGCTTCTTCGCGCCTTGAGGCATCGCCACGGGACGACCTGTGTCAACAAGCCCCCCCGTGGCGTAGGCTTTTTTTGCTGAGCCGCCTTTCTTGTAGCCGCCAGCATTTGCCTTCGCCACGCCGCCAGTAGCATAGCCACCAGCGTTGCCCATCTTCACATCACCAGTCTTGGCCGGCGAGTGATCAGGCGTTGCAGTGTCCACCTTGGTGGTCTTGCCTACCTTGGACTTGATGATGCCGCCGTTGGCGTAACCACCTTGACCATCAACCACGCCGCCCGTCTTCAGGCCCTTGTGAGCCTTGGACGCTGGCTTGTCCTTGTGGGACGCCATCTCAGACTTCAGGCCCTTGATGGCCTTCATCTCGGCTTTGTGCGTGGCTTTGGTCTCGCCGCCTTCCTTCATCATGCGACCAGCCATCCCCACCGGAGCAGCCGGAGCCGCACCAGAAGGACGAGCCATCATCGCACGCCGACGAGCTGCCATCGACGGCCGCTTCGGAGCAAGCCCCGGAGTCGCCATCGGTGCGCCCATGCCGCGACCCATTGCGGGAGCAGCGCCCCCCGCAGGAGCCGCAGGAGCTGCAGGCATAGCAGCATCTGCAGGAGGCATACCGCCCATCTGCATCTTGACAGGGCCACCCTTCTTGAGCTTCAGCTCAACGGATGGCTCCGTCGTCATCATCTTCACCATCGGCTTGAACTGTCCCATGTCAACGCTCCTTGGCTACATTGATGTAGTCCACAGTCATCGTCTTGGCAACAGCTTCACCATTCTGAAGAGCAAATGAGACGGTCAGATCCTCGTCATCAGGCAGGTTCGTGGTAGCAACCTTGCCACCCAGAGCCCCGTTGACAAAGTAGTAGACCGACGCAACGCCGTCATAGAAGAAGCCGAGCGTGATGAACGTATCGCTCGCCATCGTTCCCACAGTGGCCGTGCTTGCAGTGTCGTTCTTCTCAACACGCAGGGTGACCGAGGTCGATCCATCCGCCTTGATGAAGAACACACCATCAGTCACATCCAACGGGCTGGTGTCGGTGATCTGAAGACCCATCACCACATCAGATTCCGTCGCGTCACTCACCTTGAAGCGGGCCTCAAACCACAGCTTCTTTCCAGAAGCAAAGCGGAATGATTCACCCTTCTTTTGAAGAGCAACTAGATCGTTATCTGCTGCGGTGTTGGTCACCAGCAACCAACCACCATCGCCGTCAGTCAGCGCCTGAGTAGCCCCCGAATCAGTCTCAGTAACCGTCCAATCACCAGCGACATATTGGTCGAAGTCATTGAAGTAGTTATGGAACTTGCTCGGAGACATTTGTCCCATGTCCGCAAACATGGAACTCTCGCCCACATTGGTCACGCCATTAGGCAAACGAGTAACCGTGATGTCCGGAAAAGGCATCTTGATCTCCTTTAGATAAAGGGGGCTTGCGCCCCCGGTCTAAGCGTCAGACGCCCGGAGTTCCGTACATCGCACGAGGATCCGTGAAGCCGACGTCGTAACGCTCGGTGGCCTTGTAGCGCATCGAGTCAGTTTCAAAGTCGCCTTCCATCGTCTTCTCGAGCTTACGGCGCATCATGAGCTTCATGCCTTCCGGAGCATCGGTCTGCACCCACCACGCAGTGGCGGAGGTCAGACGCGACAGAACAGCGGCACCCTCGTCCAGCAAGCCAATCGACTTGATGGGGTTGATGTCGTTGTTCGCGTTGCCGGCACGCAGAACACTCTTCAGCAGAACTTCCGCCTGGAAGACGTTGCCAGGAGCCACCACCAGTTGGCGGGGCACCAGACGAATCTTCTTGCCGTTGTTGTCCACCGCTTGACGGATCTGGATCAGCATCTGCTCCAGAGACGTCTGCGACAGGTTTGCGGCCGTAGACAGAAGGTTGCTGAACGTACCGTTGACGATCGGGTGCGAAGCGCTGTTCAGCGCCACACCATCACCGCCAGGATACGAAGAGTTGAACGCACGGTTCAGCACGTTGGCCGACAGCGTCTCCTTCGTCTCAATCAGAGATTGAGCAAGGTGACGGGCATACACCTGACCGATACGGATGTGGTCGCCGTCCTCCACAAGCACCTTGGTCAACGCGAAGGCGAGGCCATACACGTTGTACACATAGCGCTTCAGGAACAGCACGCCACCCTGCTGATAGGTCACAGGTGACCCGTCAGGCAGTTGAGGCGCGGCACCAAAGCCGTACAGAACAGGTTCCTCGTGATAGTTACGAGGAATGCCTTCCTGCTCGCGGAAAACCCGACTCCATTCGTCGGTACGCTGGTCGTAGACCCCGTCAAAACATTCGTTGAGGATTGGCTCAACAATGGAACGGAAGTCGGTACTACGCATCGGGGCTGCCATGATTTACCCCTCCTTAGATGGCGATCGGCGTGTAGTTCGCGCCAGAGACGCGGACTTGGCCGTATTGATGTTCAGCGATCTGCACGCGCACGATCACGTAGTCGTCACCCCAAGCATTGTCCGGGTACGGAGCAATGTCGATGATGCGCAACTGCGCTTCACCATCAGCACCCACAGGGGTAGCAGACAGCGTCGCTTGCGACAGGCCGGTCGTGGTGGAGCCAGCAGTGTGGTTGCTCAGGTTCGCCTCATCACCGATGATCGTCTGTGCAACCGTACCGTCCGTCTGGATCTCGTACACGATGTTCGGGTCGCTGTAAAAATACGCGACAACCGAACCCACTTGGAAAGACTCATTCGCAGGCCAGTAGTTCGAGACCCGGCGACGGCCAGTCGAATCCGTCCACTCGACGCCCGCAAAGGCACCAAGCAGCGGACCCGTAGCCGCAGCAATCTCGATGTAGCCGGAAGTGTTCATCTTCACGGCCTGACCCTTCAAAATAGTCGTGGCGTATCCAGCCGAGACATTGCCCGACGTAGATACCGCTTGAATACCATTGGCCAACGCTTGCGCCCGATCAAGACCTGACGGGTGGAATGCTGGGCGGAGGCCAAAAGGTGCCGATGTAGCACTCATGTTAACTCCTTGATTTGAGAATGAATGGATACTGCTTCCAAAATACGCTTGGCTTCACGGAGTGCAGCATAGTGTCGTGAGATTTTGTCCTTAGTCTCTTGAGACCTCGGCTTCCCACGAAGTGACGCAGCAACTTTAGCTCCAAAACCTTCAGGCTTTGCCACTCCCTTTTGAACAATCGACAACTTAAGCCGATGCTCATCAGAAAACGTCTTGCCCGTGTTGATCGCGCTCAAATGACGCTTCTGCTCTTCCGTTAGTTTCCTACCGGCTTTGCCCTTGCGGGAAGCAGATTGTCTTTGCCGCTCTTCATCAGAGGCTTTACGCCCAAGAGTCTTAGAGTTTCCAGTCATCAACAGCGACAACTTATTTCTAGCCAAAGCAAAAGCTCTTGAGGAGCCCCGCCCGTCTCGTTTCATGATTGCCAATGCAAACCACATTGAACCGCCATGCATACGGGCCAACAACAAATGAGCCACAAAGTGCTCTCTCGCCGTTAGCGAAACAAGGTTGCTACTGTCGTCCGATCCTCCCAATGCCTTTGGCAGCACATGGTGACGCTCAGAATAGCCGTCTACAACGCCACGCTTGCGCGCATTCGCTATAAGCCGGTTATAAGCAAGAGCGTAATCCACGACCCTACCTTAGCAGTCGAATGTCATTTACCCGATGAAAGTGGGTAGTTTGACATTTCGATCCAGATCGCCAAAGCCTTCGCCCTCGACCTTGCCCAGGCTCTTGCCTGAACTATCGCGTGTACCCTGCAGGTTCTCGACTTGGACACGGATCTTCTCCGCCTCTTCCATCGGCCTCTCATGGTGGAACTGCAACATGATGTCTTGGTACGCATCCATCGGGATTTTGTACAAGCGCATCTCGTTGCACGCGATAAAACCAATGTCCTCGCCAGCTTTTACGCGATAGTTATCAAACCCAGGTAGCTCGTCTGCGCGAACAGGTACGTACCCAAGTCGGATTCGCTTATCAATACTGTCGTAGCTGTTGGTGGTCGACAGCCAGCAAAGGTGCCATCCGGGCATTTCCGGAACCTTTGGCAGCGCACTTTGTGTCCACTCATCGCTCCACATCTTCCGACGCTCTTGCGCTGACATGAACTGCTCTTCAGGAGCACGGCGGCTTTCATCCTCACTTGCGCGAGTTTCACGCCCACCGGCCGAGAGAGACTTTTTGAGACGACTATCCATGATTAGTAGCTCCTAGTGTTGCGTGCTTCTTGCGCGTATCGCTTGATCATCCGGTTGCGTTTCTGTGGGTCATCCCACATTCCCGCTTCCTTCATCGCCCGTACTTGGTCTGGACTAAGCACAAAAGTGCCGCGGTTCGATCCGTTGACCGATTCGCGTCCAGATGCCGTCACAGCGCTCCTAGGTCTGCTCCTCCTCGGTTCGTCGTCATCTTGATCTCGAGTATACAAATGTGGCAAGCGCTTTTGCAAGCGATTGTCAAGTTCTTCCCAATAATCCGCCGAAGTTGGATCCCAACCCTCTTCAGACAGCTTCTTGTCAATCAAAGAAGCAATCTGGCTGTCCTCGTCTTTACCTGACGGGTCAAACCAAGAGTTGTTGTTCATCCACTTCTGGGCGTTTTGTTTGAGCTTCGCAGGAGGCTCATTACTTTGTTGCGTTACAGCACTTTCTACACGCTGCTTCACATCAGCCAACTGATCAATCTTTTGCTTGGTCTTCTGATACTCCTCGTGTGCCTGAATAAACGCGGCACCGTTGGACTTATCAGTGGCCTCCTTCATCTTGGCCGACCAGTAGTTCAAACGCAGTTGCTCATCCTGAATGTCCTTGTCCATCTTCGACAAGTCATAGTTGATGCTCTTGCGCTCCATCGCAGCGATGCGATCAGCCAACTCCTTGTTCTGGCGCTCCAAGAATTGCAGCCGCTCCACACGCTCGACATTCGTGCGCTTGGCTAGCTCCCGCTTGGCTTTACGGCGCTCCCGTTTGGCTTGCCGCAGCGAATCGGAGTCATCAGGATCATCTGCATCCTCTCCGTCATCCGCGGCCGCCTTGGGCTCAGGAGCGTCATCGTCTTTGTCGTCGTCTGCCCGCAAGTTCTCAGGCAACTCGACGGTGACAGAGCCGTCTTTCTCTTCGACAACCGCAATGTTGTCTTCTTGCTTCTCAGTAGTCATAGGTATGCCTTCATCGCAAGAGGATCACTAGTAACCTTCGCAATCACCTCATGGTCATTCAAGATCATGAAGAGCGCAGGGTCTTCGATTTTGTCGTCACCAGGGACAGGAATTTCCCAGCGATCGCCACCCCACTTGGGTACCCGGATGTAATCTCCAGGCACGCACCAAGAGCCTTCCGGCCAGGGTTGCATGTCATCGCGTTTGCGGAAAGCAAGCGGCCCAATCTCGATGACTTTCGCCACCATGTTTTGCCACTTCTCACTCTCTCGGCTTTCTTCCACCAAGATAATCCCAGCGCTAGTTGTCTTCTTCTTCGTGCGACGAAGTTGGACGAGAATCCGCCCTCCAAGGGGCTTAGCACCGGGGTCCACGCTCGGAAATGCCCAAGCCAATTCAGCCGCGTTAGCAGCTTCCGGTTGATTACTCACTATCAGGTTCCTTCATTAGTTCGTTAAGGATGTCCAGGGCCTCTTGTAGGCCCGCATACTGACCAATGATCCGCTGGTAAGACTCCCAGTTCGCCGCATGTCCTGCAGCTAGGGAGGCGGCAATCTCTGCCTGCCGTGCCTTGATCCCGCCAATCAGGTCGCCCAGAGTAGCCATTACTTCTTCTTCACTTGCGCCAGAGCACCTCCTTGCGGTTTGTTGTTAGAGCCCTTCTCTTGCAGAGATTGGCCGGTAATCGGTGCGCCCATAGCCATACGCTTGTGTTGGGGCACGTTGACAGACTTCTGCTCTTGGTCACTGGTAGCCATGATTACTCCTTACTGCACACGGGTTGAAACATCCAAGACGGTTCTGTCCTGATCGTATTTCAGGCGAGCCGCATCCCGAGTCAGTCGGGCCGTCTCAATGCGCTCCTTAGTCTCCTGGTCACCTTGAGAAATTGCCAGCTTCAACTGCAGCTCCTCAATCGCCAGATCCTTGTCGTCCATCTGCTTCTGCTGCGCCAACTGCAGCTTGCTCTGCATGTCCTGCGCCTTCAGTTGCATCTCAGCCTGATCACGCGCCTGCCTGCGCTGCGTCTCGGCCATGCTGGTCTGCAACAACACCTGACCATCAGGCGTCATCTCAGGCTTCGGCTTGAACTGCTGCATCGTCTGAACCATCTGCTGGATCACCGGCAACGTGCCTGCCAGCGTCTTCTCCGTATCCAGCGTTACATGCTGCGCTGCAACAGAGTACAGCTTGTCGATTGCAGCTACATCGGGCAGGTTCTCGTAGTCGTCGATCTTCTCGCCCAGGCTCTTCTGCACGTAACCAGTCATGCGCTTCAAATACCAAAGCGACAGGTGCTGCTTGATGTGCTCCATCGCCTTCGGCAGGAAAGACGGCGCAATCATCGGGTTCCCGCCAAATACCGGGTCTTTGGCGTAGTCCAAATGCACTTGTAGGTGTCCCAGGTGATCTTGCTCGGGGTACGCAAACGCCGCCTGACCAATAGTCATCGCCACGTTCTCGTTCGCCGCATCAGTCTTAACCGGAGACGGTGCATCAACCATCAACTCGTTGATGTTCGGGACTTTGATCTGCTTCAGGAACCGCATCAGCACCGCTTTGCGGTTAAACATGTCCGGGTTCTGCTGCATCATGGTCATGACCGCTTGGGTCTGCGCCATGCGCTGCGTTTCCGAGAAGATGTGCGGATCCGATACCGGAATCACATCCGTTACTCGAGCAAAGTCCTCTCGAGTGACCTCCAGATCCTCCACAACCTCCGCCCGCTGCATATCGTCCAGATACCAGCGGTTGATCCGGCTCAAAATCTTCAGAACTCGACCCTGAGACTCGTGCAAACGGGCGTGGATCGACGAAAACACCGCCGCGCCTTGCTCGATCAGAGCCTGAGTCGTGCCAACAGGGGTGTTTGCGTTGACATCGGCGATCTTTTCTTCGGCCGTGGTCACTACACCCTTAGCTGCGCCCGTCAACCACCCCAAAAGCTCGAAAAGAACCGGGCTGGGAGGGTTAAACGGCATCGGCATCGCCAGTTTTCGGACGTCATCGACACCTGGGGCCGCCTCAATCTCGGCAACTTGGGTCACTTCGACTTGCTGAGACTGCCCAGATACCTTCGCGCCCTTCAGCTTGAGCAGAGTCGCAGCATTGTTGATGTGGGCGGAGTCCAAAAGCGCCCGCAAAGCGCCTGTAAGGGCCGCGGAGAGGCCTCCAATGAGGTGCGGCAGGCCCACGGCATAAGCACCACGCCACGGAATGAACTTGAACTCGACAATCCAGTCGAGCTTCGTCATGTTCTCGTCGCCTTCCTCCCAGTTCCGATACAAACCAACCACTTCCGTGTCGGTTTCGTCGATCATCAGGATGTAAGGAGCCAGTTCTCCCTTGGAATAGCGGTCAGACTCGACCTCGAGCCACGTGTAGATGTGGTAAACCCGCCGCAGACCGTCTTCGTTGTCGTTTGGTGAGCGTCCTTCGATCTTGTCCGTGGCTTTTTGCGCCCCAGTCGGCTCCGGATCCAGCGCTGCACGCACAAAACCGATGTCTCGATACAGCCCGGAGGCAATCCGGCGCTTAAACTCATACTCGGAGATGTCGTCCACCTCCGTTGCACGCTCTGCCGTGTAGAAGTTAGCAGCCGCAAACGGCAAAAGCACGTTGTCGATCGGCAGGAACTGGGCGCACGGACGGCGCTTACGCTCGTCGTAATAGAGCTTGAGGTACTGCGAGCCGCCAAGCGGCAACTGAGTCATCAGTTGTTCTTGCTCGTCGCGGAACTCCTCAATCTGTTCCGTCAACTGCCAGTTCATGTAGTCGCGTTTGCGCTCGGCAATCGCCAACTTGGCCTCGTCAACGTCACCCAAGATCTTGGTTTTGGTCGGGCCATCAGGCGGGAACATCTCCCGAATGGCTCGAGCAGCGAAGTCGATACACGCCTCGGCCATCACCGGGTGGACAACCTTGCTAGCACCATTGAACGAAGCGCCTCCAGGGGCGTCGTTGCCCATGCCAGTACGCCGAATCCCGTCTTCGTACTGCTTGTCGCGCTGTTTCCGGGCCTCCTTGTCCTTCTCAATGAGCTGGATGAACTTCAGCGCCATTGAACTCAGGTCAACCGAGTCCAGGACATCACTGTCAGCGAGGTTCTGATAGAAGTCTTCGTTGTCCATCGGCCCCTTGGTGTCCAACTTGACCACCGCAGAACCGTCAGGAAGCTCCTCAATCTCAGACTCATCAAGCTCAAACTCGACTTCCATGCCCTCACCGGGCTCCTCAGCGCCTGCATCTTGAGGTTGCCCCTCAACAAAGCGGCCAAACTCAGGATCAATCGGGAATTCGGTAGCCATTCTTGTTACCTCGTTGCTTGAGCAAGAGCGCCCGCTTTAGGTTTCTTCACCGCGCCGCCCTTCTTCTTGCCAGTGTATTCTTTCATTAACTCTTCATACATCTTCATCTGGTCGATGTACTGCTGGTCAATCTTCTCCCGCGGGCCAACAAACTTCAGCATGTTGAACTCTTGCACCCCAGGCTTGAGTTGCGACCTTGCATAAGACATCGAACTAGGAAACGCCACCTCAGCAGGAATTGGGTACTTTGTCTGCCCGATGAACTGACCAGGAATATCGACGTCATACGTCGGGTGAGCAGTCGGATACTTGCTGAGGTCTGCCCCAGGGACCATCTTGCCTACAGAGAACCCGCTAGCGCCCGTCTCGATATTTCGCAGGGATGGCTCAGTAATCCCGAACAGCACATCAGACCCAGGACGCAACCCCAGCTTCTCCGTGACCGTAGGCTTCATGAGCGTTTCCGCTATGTGCTTACGCAGGTTTGAATCTACCTGGGCCTGCAGCAAAACATCTATCGGGTCATCAAAGCCAGCAAAGCCTGGGAAGCTGCCGTACTTCGGGCTGCCCTTGCGAATCTCTCGCTCCAGCATCTCACGCTTAGTCTTGCTGAGCTTCTCTGGCTGCTGATAGGCCAGCAACGCATCCAGGTTGTGCAGCGCAAAGTTCGTCGACTCCGGCGACATCTTGATGTACTGACCAAGCACCGGAGCCTCATGCACCTTAGATAGGTCAGTGATGCGGTTCTGGATCGCCCTTGCAGCCCCTAGGCCAGACGCCCAGAAATGCTGATCAGGCATTCCAGCGCCGTACCGCGGGCCACCGAACAACTGCACGCCCTGCTCAAGCTCTACATCTCCCAGGCGCTTTAGCTCTGCTGTGCCGACAGGAACTTGCATCAGCGTCCCCGCCCTCGCAGCGCTGCCGATGGTCGGATCACCAGGGACACCGACCAGCACGCTACCTTGTTGCTTCTCAATGTCTACGATTGGAGCGGGCGCTTCCGGCGCTTTGTAGACCACGCCTACCGGCAGATTCTTCTCCCGCTCAAAGATCTTGCGAGACTTGCCAGCAGGGTTAAACGACATCTTCGGATCCGGCCGGACAAACTCCCCGGTCATCTGCGACGCCATGCGCTGCGCGATAGGCCGCATCTCTTCCTTAGTCATTGGCTTAGCAGGAGGTAGTACCAGCGGCACGGGTTGCTTAGCCTCCGCCGCCTTTTCTGCTGCCTTCACCGCAGCTTGTGCTGCACGCCTGACAGCTCCGCCTGCGGCCATGTCTACATCGCCGATGATGGCCGATGCAGGTATCACAAACTCGTACGTGTTTTCGCCTTGATTTGAGCGGACTTTATAACCGGGCTCGTAGGGAGTGCGCTTCACCTTTCCGGTCGCAGGATCAATGATCTTCTTGCTCAGCAAGTTATCCATGTCCTCCCGCATTGGGACATTTCCTACACGAGTGCGCTCAAGAATTTCGTACGGCGGCCGATTCTTTGCAGCGCTGTCCTTAGTAAACACCCGCTGCCCCTTGTCGTACTTATAGTCAAAGCTCTCCATCTGCTTACGGGCTGCCTCCACCTCCATGCGAATACGGTCGCCCAGTGAAGTGTGGAAGTCCTGCAGGGTCGTCAAGTCTTTCTGCGCCGTCACCGGAGCATTCATCTCCGCCTTCTGAGCAGCCTTCGCAATCGCCTTGCCAGCAGCTTTAGCCAGACCACCGCCCGCCATCTTCTGCTCTTGCATCTTGGCGTCGGCCATCCTCGAGGCCTGCAGGATCGCCTGATCTCTGTCCATGCCTGTCAGCATCAATTGGTCAGCGATCTTGTCTGTGATGTCGGCTAGGCTTACCGCGCCACCTTCGGCAAATCCGCCCTCACGATACTGCCGTAGCAGTTCCGTAAGTTCGTTTTGGGTTACATAGCTCGGCGGGGTAATGTTTTTGGCTTTCATAGCCAGAGCCAGACTACTATCTGGCGCGATTTGAATTAGACCGGCATTCTCGGCGTCGCCAACCCTGCTCCAGTTACCGCCACGCACAAAGTCCTGCACCATCGGCAGATACTCTTCTTTGGGTGCGCGGTTGCCTTTGCCTTTAATTTGGGTGATGCTTTGAGTAATTTCCGGGTGTTGTGCCCGCCAGTTAAACATGGCATCGTGATACTTTTCAGATGAAAGTATGGATACTTCATCACTGTACGGGCCTAACCCTTGCGCCGCACCAATCGCCCTAGCCTCTTGTTCTGCCGCTTCTTTCAACTGAGATGACACTTCTATCGGCACTTCACGCTCAAGCAACTCGCGCCTGTCAGTTTTGACCTCAATCGTCACATGAGGCTCGCCCTTCTTATCTCGCAGAGAGTAAATCTTGGCGCGTCCTTCTTTGATAGCGTCATACCCGCCGTGGCCGTAATAGGGTGATCCGCCGCCCTCTCGTGGCTCATAACCGCGCACCGAGTGCCCCATCGCCTCAGACTCAGCAGCAAACTGCCCTGGCCGATTCAACTGCACCCAGCGCATGTCCTTCTCAGGGTACGCCTTATAGACATCCGCGTTAAGCATCCCTTCCAACTTGGCTTTTTGGGCTTGCTCAGCACGCCACTCGTTGATCTTGGCAACACGCTCCACCGCCTGGGGAACTGTTACCTTCTCCAGATCCTTCGGGCTCCAGCGTAAATTGGCAGGCAGCCCTGACTCTGGGTTGACTGAGTTGCGGAGTTCGTCGATCAGGTGGTCGAAGCCGAGGCGGTCTACGTTCTCTCCTAGCTCATAGACCTTTGTTTCCGGTGAGACTTTGCTCAGCCACGGGTTCGCTTGCAAAACACTGTCGAACGCAAACTCTTGATGCGTTCCAGCTTTGTAAGGCTCAATAACCGTGTCCGTTAGGTTCTCCCAATCCTTCGCCAAGTCTGACTTACCAAGTTTGGGCTGATCTTGTTGGTATCGCAAAAAATGCGCTTGACTTGCAGTCTCTCGACCTACTCGAGGCTCAGCATGAAGGATCCCCCGCTCAGCAAGAGCACGCACCGGATCTTCCGGCGTGCCCATTTCATTCTTGATGTACTTGTTGAGCTTTTTGTCGACCCAGTTATTCAGAGCAGCATCGCCCTGCAGCCGCCCGCGTTCGCGGTTCAAGCGCTCCATAAATTCTGGCGTGATGGCGCTAGACAACTTTTGGTCTTCAATCGCCTCGTCAAGCAGCTTCACTCTTTCAGCCGGCTCTTGTCCCATAGCCTGCGACCGAAGAGGTTTTGTCCCCGCCTCCACGCTTCCCGCCATCCAGTTGCCGCCCTTCGGCTTGATCACTTGCGAGCCAGGAAGCCCGCTGGATTGCTGGGCAGAACGGATGTACCTCTTAATGGCGTCTACGTCAGTCGCACGCTCTGCGGCCCCTTTGAGGCCCTTCACGGCGCTCTTCGTGCCTTTCGCCACCACCGCGCTACCCAGTAGGTTCAGCGGATCCAGTACCACCTCAGCCGCGGTCGCAGCCAGAGGCGAACCCGTCGCCCCCAGAGTCTTCTCACCCACGTAAGCAGCCGGCGCTCCCAGAGTCTCAAGCGCACCAGCAGCCCCTTGCAGGCTCTTTACGCCCTGCTCCGTCCTGGGGATGTACGTCATCGACTCTTGCATCGACTCCACCGCCTCAGCGGCTTTCTTAGGGTCTCGAGTCTTGATCAGCTCGTACAGGCCACCCAGGCCAGCAGGAACAGAACCTAGCAAAGCAGAGCCGATCGACAGCCCCGCCTCCCCGTATCCTTTTGCTTTGTCAAGGGCTCCGGCCATCGCTCACCTCACTGAACCATCTTGTGTTCCCAGATCTCGTGTCCCGTATCTGGGTTTTTGAACCTCAACACAGGAAAGCACCAGCACTGCGGCGTACACAGGTGGTTGTAGTCGTCTTTCCACAAGTGCGTCCTTACATCAGACTGCGTAAGGGTTGACTCGTCGGGGCCTGCCGGTGTCGGCATAGTCGTCTTCATCCCAATCCTCCCGAGGGGGCGGGTCAATCTCCAGCCACCCAGCATCTCTCAGATATCGCAGCACTTGCGTCGTGGAATCCACTAAGTCGTCATGCGTCGTCTCAGGAAACGAGCAGATCTGAGAAACCAGCGGCTCCGCCCAGTCTCTCACATATCCCCTCTTCTGACTACTCTCAGGAATCCAGACGCGGCCACGGGCAATGATGTTGCTCACAATGTTCAGCCGCTGAACCTTATCCGCCCGCCCTGGGTTGTACGCCCTCACAGGCAAATGAGCACGCTGCAGATCTTGGATCAGAGAGATACCCGCAGACTTGTCTTCAATCAGTATTAGGTCAACCCGCTTCTTCTTCTTCCCGTCCCCATAGACCGTCTCATACTCCTCAACCACCTTCGGCCTTAAATCAGGATACTGCAGCCGCTCTTGCCAGCAATCAATCAGCATCACCGACATAGGACCGTCCATCGGCTTGAACACGCCCCAGGTACTACAAGCAGTCGGGTCGTTCTGCGTCTTCTCGCTCGTCGCGCAGTCGTAGCTCTGCACGATGTACTCGAACTCGGGGAACTCCTTCTTGTCAGGCCATAACCGGAACATGTCCCGCTTGACGATCCCCCCATCTTCAGGGTCGATGATCTCGGCGTAGATCTCCTGCCGGCCGAGCTTAGTGCCTTCGTACTGCAGGATCTGCCGCCTGAAGTTCTCCGACAGGTTGTCTAGGTTTGCGTAAGTGCTGGCCGTGGTAACGACTACGTCATCACCCTCCCTGTCCAGCAACTCCATAATCAAGTCTTTGGGCCGCGGCGTTGTAGTGCAGATTAACCTAGTGGGCATATCTGGCAGCTTCAAGCGCATACCGAATTGGATTTGGTCCCAGGCGTCTTGCAGATAGTCCCAGGCGGCAAGCTCGTCACACCATCCAATCGCAAACTGCGGCCCCCGGAAGCGCTCTGGCTCAGACGCCGGTATACCTTTGATAAGGCTGCCGTTCGTGAGCTTGAGTTCGTGCAGGGCTTTGTTGTAATCCGCCACCAGCGGCCGCGGAATGACGCTGAGCAAGCCCGAGTCGCCTTCAAAACAAGTCGCCCGAACATCAGAAGACGTCGGAGCCGCAACCAGCGCCCGGACTCCAGGGTATTGCCAAGCCCACCACCCAATCTGTTCAGCGGCAGTCCGCGTGTTGTGAGTGGGGGTCATGCTCCGACCAGCCAAATACAGCCGCGACGGGCTGTCTACCGTCAGGCACCGCATAGGCTTGGGATCAATCGGCTCCACGCTGACGATCATGCGGTGACAGTGCTTAAATCCTTGAGCACCCAGCGGGCCAATCCTGACTGCTTTGCGGAACAAACTGAATGGGTTAAACCGCGCCCATCGCCATGTCACGCGGTACTTCGGCCCATAGTCATGGCCGTCTAGAGTCGCCCGCCCTTCGTTCAGTACAGCTTTTTCTCCCAGGCTCACCACGAGCTCATACACGCCTTCAGCAAGACGCCGATCTTTGGAACAGAACTCAACACTTTTGTGGTCGGCGTAGCCATCAGAATCGCACAGGCCACGCAGAAGCTCTAGCCGCTGAGCAATCGAGCCCCTGAGATATGCCGCAGGTATGTGCTTGTTGCCAAGCAGCCCCGCCTCTTTCAACTGCCTGCGAAGCCCAGGCACCCGGATCTGGTGCTGACCCCGCTCAGTGTCCGCTTTGACAGCACATGCCCGGTTCAGCATCCCGACAACATGACCAACATCAAAGTCCCCGTCATGACTCCCCGCCGTCAAGGCTTGATCGTTTGAGTGCCCATTACCCAGCCAGTAGCCCAGCGTCCAAGGGTCGATCGGCAACTCCGCATGCGGCAGCTTCAGAGGCTGCGCCGTAGGGATACAGTGGTTCAGATCTGCGCGGGCACCATGCGTAAGCGTCTTGGCAATCTCAGCAGTCGTGAGCGTCTCAGCACCACAGAACCCCAGAATGTTGTGATGGCTGTCCAGCAGCGGGTGCTGGTATGCCGCCCAATCATCAGGCACCCGGTCGATGCCGTGCCGCTGCCACTGCTTGCGTGTGCGATGCGCCAGCGTCGTCCACAGATGCCCGCCATCAGCATCAATGACCGATCCGTCACTGAACGTCAGCCTGTAAGCTGTCTCGGGCATCGTGATCGGATGCGCATCAACCACCCGGCACGGGTTGCCCCGCTCGTCGAACACGACATCCCCGGCCTGGATGTCGCCGTTGCGCACCCACCCGGACGGCGTCGGGATCGGGGTGTCAACGCAAAGCTGCTTCCCGGCTCCGCGGCCTGCCAGCATCAGCCAGATGCTCCAGTCCCCGTGCGGGACGATCTGGTGCCGGTGCGCGGTCTGTAACCACTTCGCTCGCCAGAGATAGGCCAGCCGCTTCTCGGGCGGGAGCGCTTTAAGCTGCTCTAGAACATCCGGCTGGGCAAGAGTCTCGGCTAGATCCATGCGATGTATTGTCGCTTAAACCTAGCGATCACCAAGCCCTTGATATATCGCGGATGTGCGAGGCCTCGTCTGGCCCGAGCGGCAACTCGCTATGCAGGAACTTGATGTCCGCCTTAGCGTAGCGCTTTGCCTTCTTCCCGCGCTTCTTTTCCATCGCCTCGCTAAGCTGCGCCTCTTGCTCTGCAGTGATCTCTCGCAACTGATGCTCAGCAAACCAGCCCGAACGAAGCGGGTAGTCGATTCCGAGGATCTTGCATTCAACGCGGGTGATTGAGACGATCCCGTTGAGCCGCTCGTACTTAGCTCTGAGGTACTCACCAATCTTCATGGTTTTCCTCTCTATCTCAATAACTACTAAGTAGTTCTCTACCGAATACTACTTAACTACCTAACAACAAAACCCAAGCGGCTCCGAACGGCCCTCCCCTTTCCTCGCCTAGACGAGGTTCGGTTCAGGCTTACCCAGTGCGGACGCGGTAGACCCTTGACAGCCGTTCGGGTCATGGACGCTATCTACCCCATCCATCTGCGCGGTGTCGCAGACCCTATCCCACCAGTACCGCTTCTCACTCAGGACGCTGACGATGCCGGTAGGCCTGTCCATCACTGAGCCAGTTAGTGCAGAAACGACAAAGCCCTTGAGGAGCCACCCGGTAGGAACCCTCCTCGGGGCAGAGAAGGGCGGGTGGTTGCTCAAGGGCTCTCGACTGTCGGCTCCTACGCCAACGGAGGCAATTATGCCCTCCGCGGTCGGCGTGTCAAGTCACCTCCTCTGACAGGGCCATTGCTCTTTCAGAGCAGCCCCCACCAGGACGGCCGCGGAGTAGTGCCGGTAGCCTGGATTGCGCTCAAGGAAGAGCTTCACGACATCCCTGGCCTGCCCAGCGGTTATCTGGGGGCTGCAGTAGGCTGACCCATCCAAGGTGTCCGCCACCCCGCTGACATAGCCTAGCGCCACGCCTCTGGCAACGATCGCCTCGTCTTGCATCCTGCTTAGCAACTCATTGCCGGTCCAGAACCCGTTGTTCTGCGCCTGGGCAACCATCGGGGCCATCAGCAGGGCCAGGAGTGCTCGCTTCATTGTTGCCTCTTCAGTTCAGCGTTAGTCAGGATCGCCTGCAGGAGGTTGTCCGCCTCCAGCGCGGCTTCCACTTTGATCGGGCTCTCAGCGTCGCCCGCTAGATTCAGGCGGTCACCGTACTTCTTCGGCCGCAACTTCGCCGCGGTCCACTTCCTGGCCTCAATCCGCTGCTTCTGCCAAGCCACGTAAGCGCTGTCCAGCTTGATCGCCAGCAGGTTCCCGTGCTTGTCAAACACCGGCTCCGTATCAGGCGTCTCGTCCGCGATCTTGACGATCTCGTCAGCGTGAGTCTCGGCCTGCTCTTCCCGTGCGCGGGTGTATTTCTCCAGGAACGAAGCGTGCCGCAACAGCCACTCATAAACCACGGACTGTGCTGGCATTCCTTCTTCTCTACAGATAGAAGCCAAGCTCTGTCCTACTGAGAGCTTCTTGCATATCTCATCTGCTAGCTCTTCGCGGTATGCGGATGGCCTGCCAATCTTCTTCTTTGCGGGGCTTGGGTTAACCGCTGCTTCATCTGGCTTGGCGGGTCGACTCCGGCGCAACCCGGAGCTTTTGCGTTCAGCAACGCTCGGAGACAAGTCAACGCTCACCGGGCTTCCGGTCGACCCTGATTTTACTCGTTTCATGATTGTT